TCAGCACCATGTCGCCAGAGATGATCTGGCTGGGCATGTCGAGGATGCCCAACGCCGAAACAGCGCCAGCTGTGCAGCTGACGCCGAAATCGTTCAGGAACACCGTCAGGTCTTCACTGATCGGCATCGCTCGCCTCAGGCTTCGGCTTGCGTGTTGCTTTTGGCTTTGGCTCCTCGGCCGGCGCCTCGACAGCGCGGCCCATGCGCAGCAGCACGTCGGCATCTTCGGCGGTCAGTTCGTAAACCTTGCCGGCCTCGAGCGCCTGCCCGCTGGCGATGACGTTACGGATTGCGAGAACTTTCATGGATTGAAAAGGGGCCGGTTTCCCGGCCCCCGCTCCTATCAGGTGGTCACGTCGAGGATGGCGGCGAAGCTCACGGCGTGCCGAACAGCCACGTCGTAGGTGATGATGCCGCGGACGCTGGTCAGAGCCTTGCTGAAGTCGTCGGCGTCTTCGCCCACGGTGATCTCGAGGCCGTTGCCCCAGAAGCCGACCATGGCCTGGCTGAAGTCACCCATCAGCACAGCCGAGCAGACGCCGGAGCTGCTGCCCTTGGTCAGGGTGCTGGGCACCTGGTTGGTGATAGCGATGGGGTAGCCGTTGATGGCGCTGCCGGCCGGGCCGCGGCCCAGGGTGTTGCCGATGGCGTTCACCAGGAAGGGGCCGTCGCCGGTGGTCGAGCCACCTGCGCGCAGCTTCTTCAGGGCGCCCATCACCTTGGCGTTGGTGACGTAGGCAACGTTGTCGCGGTTGACGGCACCGTTGTCGATCATCACCTCGGTTTCGAGGTCCACCAGCTTCTCGAGGGTGATGGCGCCACCGTTGGTGCCCATGGCCACCGAGCCGATGCCGGAGGTCTGCATGATGCCGGTGGGCTGGCCGCTGGAGCCGGAGCCGTTCAGAACGCCCAGATCAACAGCCAGGTTCAGGCCGTCGGTCAGGTCGCGACGCACCAGCTCCTCGATGCCAGGGGTGCCCTGCAGCAGGGTCTGGCGGCTGTACTTGGACAGTGCTGCCAGGTTTTTTGGTGCGAGGGTCACCTGGTCGAAGGTCGATTCGGCTTGGGTGATGGCGGTGGTCTGGGTGCTCAGGTAGTAGGTCGAGGCCACACCGGAGCGGCGGGGGATGGCGACGTTGCCAACCAGGCCGGGCATGGTGCGCACGCCGAGGCTCAGCATCACCGAGTTGTTCCGCAGATACTCGATGAAGTCATCGGCCAGCAGGTCGGTGGCAACCAGGTTGCCGCCGGTCGAGCCGCTCGAGGTGACGTAAGTGGCGCGCTTGCTCAGGGCCGAGAAGGGAACGAAGAAAGAACGCTCGGCGGTCTTGGTGACGCCGGACTTCTCGACTTCGCGGGACAGCTCGCGGACCAGACCGGCTTCGCGGCTGGACCAGTCGCCGGACAGAGCGGCGCGGATGCCGGCGGTGATGCTGTAGCTGGCGCGCTCCTGAGCGGCCATCTCAACGGGAGCCACGGTCTCGACGGGCTTGATGCCCAGCTTGTCGAGCACGGCAGCGCGGGCCTCATCGAGGCTGCGGCCGCCTTCGATCAGCTGGCGGCCCAGATCGGCCATGCCGTGCTTCTCGGTCAGGGCAGTGATGCCGGCAATACGGGCGCGCTCAGCCTTAGCAGCCTCGGCAGCCGCTTCAGCCCGCACCGCTGACAGGTCAGGGGTGTTTTCCATCGGAACCTCAGGTTCTGGTTGGGGGGTTGGTGATGCGGCGGGGGCCGCAGGTTGAGCGTCGAGAGCACGCCCGACGCCGACCGTTGGGTCTGCGGGTATGCTAACCACGCTCACTTCGTAAGGACTCCATCGGGTCGCTACGAAGTCTTCACCGCGTTGTTCCATGTCGGCGATCTGATAGCCGACGGACACATTGCGCAGCACGCCGTCGCGTACATCGGCGAGCACTTCCTGCGCGAAGGCATTGCGGCTGAACTTGACCGCCACGTAGCCGCGCTTCTTCTTGCCGTCGATCCAGGCCCGCTCCACCACGCCGATCACCTTGGCGGGGTCATGGTTGAACAGCAGGGGTGCGCCATCCTCCAGGCGAGCCAGATCCACCGCTTCGCGCGTGTGGGCCAGGATCTCGTTGCCGAAGTAGCGGGCAACGGGGTATTCGGAGCTGAAGGGGAACTCAATGCTGCGCTCGTCTTCGCTGACCTGGAAGTCAGCTACCTCGGCGCGCTTCAGCAGCTGCCCCTCAAGATCACGCGATAGGTCCATCGGTGTCCTCGGTGTCATCTTCGCCATTATCGTCTGCCGAGTCGGGATCCATTTCCTCGGCCTGATCCTCGGCTACATCGCCGGCCTGCTGCGTGCCTGAGGCGTTCACCTCATGCGGGTCGGTGTCGAAGATCAGATCCAGCTCGTCGGCCATCTCGAGCTCGGCGGCCCTGGACACCATCAGCTCCTCGAGGTCGCCGCCCTGCTCAGCCACCACCTCGCCCAAGGTCTTGAAGCCGCAGCGCACCGCATCCTTGTAGGCCTGCACTTCCTTCGCCGGATCCACCCACGCCCAGCCGCGCGGCATCCACCGGATCTGCCGGTAACGCTCGGGGTCGGTTTCGTAGAACGGCAGCCCCAGCGCACCGCCGAGCACCGCCATCTCCAGCCAGGCCTCGAACACCGGCTGGTGGAAGTTCTCAATCAGGTACTGCTGCAGCGCGCGCCAGTGGTCGCGATCCTCGAGCAGGCTCAGCCGGCTGCTGCTGTAGTTCGTCTGGCTGAAATCCCTCGACACCGACTCGTACGAGCAACCGAGACCCGCGGCCATCGCCCGCAGCATCGCCCGCAGGAATGGCTCGAACTGACCATCCGGTGCATCAAGCGCCGGCACCGTCACCTTCTCGCCAGGCGCCAGATACTTGAACACGCCGGGCTCGAAGTTGCTCACCCGCTCGCCGTCCACTACCTCATCGCCCAGCAGCTCGCCTTCCGGGCTCTCGATGAAGCCCATCAGCGCGCTGCTCGCCCGCGCGCGAATCACCTCGGCCTCCTCGTAGCCCTGCAGGTGATGCAGCCGCTGGATCGCAGACGCCAGCCACGGCACGCCACGGGTCTGGCCCGGCCGGTCCATCAGGTAGAGGTGGATGATCTCCGAAGCCGGGATCAGCTGGTGACGCCCGCTCGGTGGCCCCTGAAATGGCGCATCGCCGGGGTGCTTCTTCAGGAATGCGTACTGCACCGGCCGGCCCCAGCGGTCGCACTCGACCCCCATCCGCCACTCGTTGCCGTCGATCGTGCTCTTGCCCGTGTAGGTGTCATCCAGCAGGTCCGACTCGATCACCTCCAGCGCGAACGGCACCCGGCTGCCCCCGAACGGCTGCCGCACCTTGCGGATGAACACCTCGCCCGACTCGGCCATTGCGCCGATCACCAGGCGCTCCATGTCGTGCCAGCTCAGCCGGCCGCCGGTGTGGCAGTGCTGCTTCTTGCTCCACACCTTCCACGCGCTCTCGATCGCATCGTTCACCGACTGATCCAGCCGCCCGCCGCCGCGCACCATCCGCACCTGCGCCTGCATCTTGATGCCGGTGCCGATCACGTTGTTTTTCACCGCGCGGATCGCCTGGCGCGCGTAGTCGTTGTCCCGCACCAGCTGGCGCGAGCGGTTGCGCAGTCGCGGCAGGCTGCCCTTGATCTCAGCGTCGGCACTGTTGCCGCCCGTCACCCAGTCGCTGGTGAGCCGGCTCACCATCGCGCCCTGATACATCCGCCGCCGGGGTGCAGCAGTCGGCTCAGGGGTGCCGCGCTGCAGCCAGCCGAGGATCGAGGATCGGATGCCCATCAGAAGCGCACGAAGAGGTTGTGAGGATTGCCGAGGCCGTTGGCCTGCAGCTGCGCGGCCTGCTCGCGCTTCACGCTGGCCTTCAGACTAGATTCCAGCGCCAGCAGGTCAGCCAGCTCCATCTTCTTGAGCCGCCGGTTGCCGATCGTGTACTCAGCCACCGCGCCACCCGCGACCATCGCGCGGATCGCACCCTGCACTGCTTCGAGATCCTTCTGCGCCTGGCTCCGGCCGTCGAACGCGCCAGGTGTGCCCGTGTAGCTCAGCGCAGGCAGCACATCGAGCTGCCCGGCGCCAAGCGTCACATGCACGCCGCTGTTGCGTGCCTCGGCCTGCCAGAACCATGTGCCAGGATCGAACGCGGCGCTGGTCGCCTGCGAGATCGTGAACTCCCACCCGGTCCCGTAGGCCGTGCCGGTCACCGTGGCGCCTTCGCTCGCTGTGTTGGTTCGCAGGTAGTAGAAGAGCCCCCAGCCGTCGCTGCTGCTGATCGGGTTGCCCAGGTTGTCGCGGCCGGCATTATCACGCCACTTCACCGTGTCACCGGCTCTGATCTGCGCAGGGATGTTCACGGCTTCACCAGTTGCGGACAAACGCCGACGCCGCGGCTTTCTCCGATCTTAGGCGCGGCTTGCGTGCCTCGGTATCCGTCTTCTCCAGTCGCTTCTCCAGCTGGTCCCAGATCGTTCTCCGGTCGTACCGCTGATACAGCCGATGTACCGCTGCATACGCATAGACCAGACAATCCAGCGCCTCATTCCGCGCGCTTGGCTTCTTCACCCATTCGCGCACCGGGAAGCCCTTCACGTACCGCAGCGCCTGCTTCTCTGCCGTCAGCTGCTCGAAATACTCACTCCCGGTCTGCGCATGGAAGTGCAGGTAGCCCGGCCCCGGCTCGTTGTGCTTCAGCCGCCCGAACAGCGTCGTCTTGATCGTGTCGCCACCAACCGGGAACACCTGCGCGCCGCGCTTCAGCGTTCGGCCCTGCGCGTTGATGTCCACCTTGCTCGCCTTGCCGATCGGCGCCTTGCCACGCTGGCTCTGGCCCTTGATCGCGATCACACCCACGCTCTGGCGCTCCCGCGCGTACTGGTACACCTCCGCCGTTGCGTGGCCGCCCGAGTCCACGCACACCACGTCCGCGCGCAGCTTGGCCCCGCTCACGTGTTCCCAGTCGTGCAGCACCAGCACGTCCAGCTGCTTCCACACCTCCGGCCGGCACGGGTCGCCGAAGATCTCCTGGTGGTCCACCAGCCAGCCTTCCTCCTCGCGGCCCCACGCCCACACGCTCACCGCCAGGCGATCGCCCGCACTGCCGCCGCCGCCCTGCACGTCCACGCCGATCGTGACCGCCAGCGCGCCCTCCGGCAGCTGGCCCGACGCATACGGCTCGCACCGCTGCAGCAGCGCATCCGCGCTCACCTTGCTGGCGAAGTCTTCCTCCCACGTCTCAGCCAGCCGCGTGTTCACGAACGACTTCAACATCGGCGCGTCGGTCTTGGCCCGCAGGAAGTCGTCCACCATGTCGGCCCAGCTCAACCACCCGAGCGGGCTGTAGAGCCCCGACAGCTGGTAGCCGGCCGTCTTGCCGTCGCTCGGGGCCGTTGCGCGCCACTCGCCCTGGCGCAGCATCGCCGGCTTGTGGATCTCCGCAAACCGCTCGCGACAGTGCTCGCACTCGTAGACCGCCGTCGCCGGGTCGTTCTTCTCCCACTTCAGCTGCGGCCATTTCAGCCACTGCATCTCCGAGCAGCTCGGGCACGGCACATAGAACCGCCGCTGGTCGCTGCGCTGGAACTCAGCCTCGATCCGGCTGAAGTCCTTCACCGTCGGGGTGCTGGTGAGCAAGATCTTGCGCCGCGCGAACGTCGTCGCGCGCTTCTCGGCCAGGCTTACCGGGTCGCCTTCGCCATCCACGTCAGTCGGGAAGGCGTCGATCTCGTCGCAGAAGATGTAACGGCACGGTGTTGAGCGCAGACCCGTCGCACTGTTGGCACCGGTCAGCAGCATCATTCCGCCGGGGAACTCCTTCGCGAACATCGTGTTGCCGCTGTCACGGCTACGGCTCGGCGCGATCTTCTGCGCCAGCACCGGCGTCTCGGTGATCAGGCTCTCGAGACGCTGCTTGCTCAGCCTCTTCGCCATCTCAACCGTTGGCTGCACCAGCAGCATCGGCCCCGGCGCGTGCGCGATCACATAGCCCAGCCAGTTGCTCCCGCTCTCGGTCTTGCCCGTCTGCGCCGCGAACATCATCACCACCCGCTGCACCGGGCTGTTGCTGCTCAGGCAGTCCATCGGCTCGCGCAGGTAAGGCGTCCGCCCGGTGCGCCATGGCCCAGGTTCGGCGCTCGCCTTGCTGCTCAGCCGCCGATGCTTGTCCGCCCACTCGCTCACCGTCAGCGCCTGCTCAGGCCGCAGGCCCTCCATGAACGCATCGCGCCAGACGCTCACAGCAGCGCTCCCTGTTCAGGCAGCTGGATCCGCCCGCGCGCGATCTCCAGATACTCGGCCTCCCGCTCGATGCCGATGAACCGGAAGCCCTCCAGCGCTGCTGCTTTGCCGGTGCTACCAGAACCCATGAACGGATCCAGCACCACGCCGCCAGGTGGCGTCACCAGCCGGCAGAGGTAGCGCATCAGCTCGGTGGGCTTCACGGTCGGGTGGCTGTTGCCCTCATCGCGATCGGCCTTGCTGGCCTTCGCGCAGTAGAAGAACCGGGCGGCGCTGCCGGTGTCGCGGTAGTCGTGAGTGGTCTTGCCATCACCCTGCCCGTAACTAGTTGCGGTGTGATTGGTGCCACGCTTCGGGTTGTTTGGATTGCCGTTAGCGCGGGCGCTGTTTGCTTCAGGAAACAACCCCACCACCTCGTCGCTGCCGTCGTGGATCAGGTTGGCGGGCCAGCGGCCGAGATCCTTCAACTTTGCCAAAGCCGCTTGCTGAGCTGCGCCATTCAGCGATTCTTCGTCGGTGCGCCGGTTGTTGATTTTCATAAGGGGGCGGCCCTTTAGGTGGTCGAAGTTCTCGCCATCTGCCGCCACCCGACACCCATCCACATTCAGTGCCCCAGTCCCGTGCTCCAGCACGTTTGCCGCCACAGTCCGCCCGCCCAAGGGTTTACGGGCCATGGTGATCGGCTCCAGGGCGGGCTTTAGCGCAGTGCCCCAGCCGGACCACTGCTGGGCTTCGCCACTGATGGCCTCGCCACTGATGGCCTCGCCACATTTTCGCGCACCAAGGATCGCGTTGGCACCTCCCTGCCCTCCAGCAACACGCGGCCTGATCTCCCCCGCCGCCCTATCAATCGCCTTGCTCACATCCAGCGATTTCGGGAACCCCGACCCGTAGACCCAGGCGATCATGTCGCGGATCTCGAAGCCTGCGTCCTCGATCCGTACCGCCATCCGGTGTTGCGTCCTGGTCCCGGCGAAGGCCAGCAGATGCCCGCCAGGCTTCAGCACGCGCAACACCTCGCTCCACACCTCCGCGCCCGGCACGTCGTAGTCCCATGCCTTGCCCATGAAGCTCAGTCCATAGGGCGGATCCGTCACGCAGGCGTCCACGCTGCAGTCCGGCAGCTCGCGCAGCCTCTCCAGACAATCCCCGTGCAGCAGCTCAATCATCACCGCAAGTCTGCCAGCGACAGCAGCGCATCACGGTGCTCATCGCTCAGCAGCTGGTGGATCACCGCCGGGTCGGTCTCGCCGGCCAGCTGGTGGCTCAGCCGATCGGCCAAGTTCGAGAGCGCCTCGCGGATGCTGCGCCCGATCTGGAACGCCTCCTTCTTCACCTCATCAGCTGGCACCAGCTCCTTGCGCTGCAGCGCCACCTGCAGCTTCGCCAGCTCCGCCTGGTAGTGCTCACGCCGTGCACGGCTCTCGTTGAGCTCCGGGATCGCATCATCGGGCAGCGCGTCGATCCGTTGCCGCAACTCGCGCGGGCTCTGCACCTCAATCGGGTCGGCCACACGCACCTTCGCGTTGTGCGTCGCCTTGGTGTTCCGGTCCCACAGCTCCATCGCCAGATCCCGGTCCAGCCACCGCTTGCCGTCCTTCTCCACCACCGCCTCTGCGATGCGAGACTTCGTGGCCGCCGTTACTGAGCCCTTCGCGCAGCCTTTGATTGCCGCGAACTCGCTAAAGGTCACCAGCAAGCTGTTGCAGCCTCTTGTTCGGTCTAAATGTTAGTGAAGTATTGAACTATCAAACAGGTGGGGAGGTCTATGGGTGTCAACTTACCGGAAATTACCGTTTGAGACCCGTGAGACCTGACGCTAGCCCTTCCGCGAGGTCGCGAAACACC